CAAAACACCGCAACAGCAAGCAGTTTCTAGAGCTGCTTTAAGTTTAAGCCCAAAAGATCAAAACCAATTAGCTCAAGATATACAGCAAGATATTGCTAACGGATTATATGGGGCTGCTGCTCAATCTCAGGGGATAGCTGGAATGAGAGATGATGATCTTGGTTTTACAGCAAGTGCTTTAGGTTTTGCCCCAGGAACATTAGGCCCTGACGGAATGATGACAGGAACTCCTTATGGGCCTGGAATGATGACAGCAAATCAAGTTAGTCTTATGAGCCCTCTCGGTGCAATAATGGGGCTTGCGAGAGGTCTTGGACTTGTGGATAAGACCACAAGAGGCGTTACAACTACCACACCTGTAGATTTTTATGACACAATGACTAAAGGGATAAATTATGGACAAGTCCCTGGCAACAATGCAACAAGTTTCGGTAATTTAGGTGCTGTTACGGATAGCTTTAGCAATAGTATGAGTGCTATTGGAAAAGATATGATGGGTGCTTTGAAAGAAGGGATAGGTTTTTTATCTTCTAAAGGTCAGCCAAGTATAGAGGATCACAGCACTTCCGCTCCAACAAATCAAGTTAATATATCGCCCCTTGGGGCAGCAATGCAAACCTCTGGTGCAAGAAATGCATATGGAACCCCTGTTGCTGTATCAACAAACAGTGCAAAAGGAATAGATTCATTAGATATAAGTAAAAGTTACCGAGATAACATGAAAAATAATGCCTTTAACGTAAGGAAGGGTGACTTGACACCCTTATATTAATATGTACATAGCTGATTTTCTACACAAATATAAAAAAGATTTAACAAATCGAATAGATGATATAAGTATTTCCTTGACCAGTGGCAGTGCATCTGATATTGGTCATTATAAGGCAATGGTAGGAGAGATACAGGGACTCTCTTATGCGTTGGAACATATACAAACCCTGCTGAAAAAGGTAGACGATGACTCTGATAGTACCTGAATACGTTCTCGCACAAAGGAACGCAAAGAAAAAAGCCGAAGAAGAAGCAAAGAAGTTAAAAATCATAGACAGAATACCACAGCCCACAGGCTGGCGACTATTAGTTATGCCTTATATGGGTAAAGAAAAAACTGATGGTGGTGTTTATGTTCCAGATCCAGTAAGAGAAAGAGAAGCACGAGCTACTGTTACAGCTTATGTTACTAAAGTCGGACCTCTTGCTTATAAAGATACAGACAAATTTGGTGATGGTGGACCATGGTGTAAGGAAGGCGATTGGGTATGTATTGGTCGTTATGCTGGGTCACGTTTTCAAATAGAAGGTGGGGAAGTACGAATAATCAATGATGACGAAGTCATTGCAACAATTGTCGATCCTGACGACATCAAAACATACGGAGTATAGTATGCAAGAAGATGTTAAAGTTGAAGAACTAGAAGAAGAAGGTCAAGAAATTGAGATAGAAGATAATAAGGAACAAGAATCCAATGAAGTCTCTGTTGAATCAAAAGATAAATCTGAGAATGATGAGGACTTGTCTGAGTATTCGGACTCTGTCAAGAAACGTATTAGCAAACTTACGAACAGATTTCGTGAAGAAGAAAGACAAAGACAAGCAGCTGTAGATTATGCAGAAGCAGTTAAAAAACAAAACGAAGAATTAAAAACAAGGATTGATAAGTTAGATACCACTTATGTTGGTGAATTTGACACAAGAGTTCAATCTCAAGCTATAGCAGCTAAAGAGGCTTATAAAAAAGCACTAGAAGATGGTAATGCTGATGCTATGTACGATGCACAGCAAAACATATCTAGAATTGCTATGGAAGAAGCTAGACTTGCTCAATTGAAAGCAGCTAGAGAAGAAAGAACTCAAGAGGTACAAGCACAACAACCTCAAGCACAACAACCTCAAGCACAAGCACCTCAAGCTAAACCAGATCCAAAAGCAGAGGGTTGGGCACAGAAAAACTCATGGTTTGGACAAGATCAAACTATGACTTATGCCGCTTTTGGGTTACATAAACAATTAATTGAGGATGAGGGGTTTGACCCCAACTCAGATGAGTACTATAATGAACTAGATACTAGGATTAGATCGGAGTTTCCACATAAATTCCAAGAAACACCGAAAAAATCTAATAGTCCCAGAGTCGCCTCTGCTGGGACAACGGCTTCTAAGTCGTCAACGCCAAAGGGACGCAGAACAGTCAAGTTGACTGCTTCGCAAATTGCTATTGCGAGACGGCTGAATGTTCCGCTTGAAGAATATGCTAAATATGTGAAGGAGTAGAAACATGGCAGACAATAGAACAACACGAGATAATGAAAGTCGTGCAAAGACCCCGGCAAGAAGAAAACCGTGGGCACCTCCATCAAAGTTGGCTATGCCACCAGCCCCGGCTGGGTTCAAACATCGTTGGATCAGAACTCATTTAAGAGGTGATGATGATAAAACGAATATGCACTCAAGACTTAGGGAAGGTTGGGAGCCAGTTAGAGCGGATGAGTATCCAGATTCAGGAGACATGTATCCGACACTTGAAGAAGGTAAGAATGCAGGGGTAATTGCTGTAGGCGGACTAATGCTTGCACGAATACCAGAAGAAACGGTAGAGGAAAGAACTGAATATTATCGGGGCCAGACCCGCAACCAGATGAAAGCCGTGGATGAAAACCTAATGAGGGAACAACATCCCTCAATGCCGATTCATAATGATAGGCAAAGTCGTGTATCTTTCGGTGGTAAAGCAAAACCAACCGAGTAACAATAATGAAGCAATAAGGAGCTAAATAAATGGCTAATGTAAACGTAAAGTTTGGGTTAAAGCCGATTAGTGTTATTGGTGGTGGCATCAATTCTACTAGTCAGTATTTTATCAAAAGCGATGCTTCAGCGATTTTTCAAGGTTCTCCAGTTGAAGTCGAGTTGACAGGTGGAACCGCAGCAATAATTACAAGTGCCGATGGAGATGGTAAACAACTCCTTGGTGTTTTTGCTGGATGTGAATACGTTGATGCGTCAACAGGTAAATTAACCTTTAAAAACACATGGGCAGGGTCAGGTACTGCCGATACTAACCACGATATAAAGTGTTTTGTCTATGACAATCCAATGCAAAAATTTATTATTGCATCAGATGGGACTAACACTAATAGAGCAACTGCTAAGATAGATATATTTAGCACAGCACAACTAGCAACTGCTACTGCTGGAAATACTACAACTGGTATTTCAAGTGCTATGATTGATATATCAACAGCTGAAGCGTCAGATCCTTCAAACCCTCTAATGATTGTGGGTATTCATGATGATGTGACAAATGCTGATCACTCTGCCGCAGGTATCTCTTATATCGTTAAAATCAACAATCATGTATTTGCCAGTTCTTCTGGTGATGCTGATGCTGCTATATCATAAGGAGATTTAACAATGGCAATTTCAAGAGCACAACTAGCTAAAGAACTAGAGCCTGGCTTAAACGCTCTCTTTGGTATGGAATACGATAGATATGAAGGTCAGCATTCTGAAATCTTCGACACCGAGTCATCTGACAGAGCGTTTGAAGAAGAAGTAATGTTGAGTGGATTTGGTGCAGCCCCTACTAAGTCAGAGGGAAATGCAGTAACATATGACGATGCAAATGAGGCTTATACTGCAAGGTATAACCATGAGACAGTTGCAATGGCATTCTCAATAACAGAAGAAGCAGTAGAGGATAATCTTTACGACAAAATCTCTTCTCGTTATACAAGAGCCCTTGCAAGATCTATGGCACATACTAAGCAAGTAAAAGCAGCAGGAGTATTAAATAATGCTTTCGACACTACTGTAGTAGGTGGTGATGGAAAAGCATTATGTGTAACAGATCACCCATTAACAAATGGTGGTACGTTGGACAATGTTGCGGCAGCCGATCTTAACGAAACATCTTTAGAAGATGCATTAATCAATATTGCAGGTTTCACAGATGAGCGTGGATTAATCATTGCTTTAAGAGGCATGAAGTTAATTATACCTCGTCAGTTACAATTTGTAGCAGAGAGATTGATGGCATCTAACCTAAGATCAGGATCAGCAGATAACGATGTTAATGCTGTGAAGTCAACAGGCATGTTACCAAATGGTTATGTGATCAATGACTTCTTAACTGATACAGATGCTTTCTTCATCAAGACAGATGCACCAAATGGCTTAAAGCACTTTGAGCGTATGTCTTTAACAACAGCTATGGATCCAGACTTTGAGACAGGAAACATGAGATATAAAGCAAGAGAAAGATATTCTTTTGGTTTCTCTGATCCTCGTGCCGTGTTTGGTTCACCAGGAGCGTAAGCTTAAAAAAAACTTTAAAAAAAGGGCAGTTACATACTGCCCTTTTTTGTGTATAATAAGATCAACCTAACAGTTACATAATGTGACTGACATTTGCCAAGATAGGAGATTCACATGGCTAATACAACTTTCGCAGGTCCTATACGATCTGAAGGTGGTTTCACAACCATCAGCAAAAACGGCACAACAGGTGCTATATCAACTTTATCAAGCATAAATTCAAGTGGCTTTGCTTCTTTAGATGCTAACACTATGGCAACAGAAGCTGGAACTGGTATTACAACAGGCTCTGGAACTCTCTACAGAAGCTCTGTTCAAAGAGTTGGTGGTATAATCACAACAAGAATTTTGATTGACTTAACTGGTTTGAGATCAACTGGATCTGGCGACATCATTGGTGTTAATGGAACTGCTTTAGTTTGTCATATTGGTCAGATTACTGCAGCTACTAACGGAACTATTTTAACAGGTAGCATGGAATGTTTTGAAGCTCCAGCAGGTGGAGATCCAGACATTAATATCCATTCAGCAACAGAAGGTA